GGTCTCCTGAGCAATGAACAGGACCTGATCAAAGTCATCGTTCAGGTCAGATGCCTTAATGGATGACCCAGGAAAGAACGTAGCTTGAAGGGTAGCATCATCCGTGCTACGCTTCAGAAGAACAGTAGCACCATTGGCAGGAGCTGTGCCAAACTCAATGGTAGTAGCATTGGCAAATGTGTATGCAGTTTGAAGAGTACCATTGAGGTAGACATCTACATCAGTGGTTTCAAGATATGGGAAGGTGATAGAAAACAGCTTGTTACTGCCGTTTCCCGAATAGGTATTCTGTGTGGTTGCCATAGCTAATACATTGGGATGTTAGAACTTAAGAATTGCATCCAACCGTTTGGACTCCTCTTCCGTCATACCAATCTTGGACGGATTGGCTAGTGCAGAATTAGGACTGTAATTGCCTTTGGTTTTGATTTCATATTCTTTTTTGTCAAGCCTTAGGCTTTCAGCTTCAAATGACGCATCCGTTTCTTGGAGAACCTTGAACGCATAATCCTCCGCATCATTCCAAATTTCCTGAACGTTATCGTAAACCCTAGGACGTACTGCTTTGAAGTATTCCTTATCCTTACCCAGATGGCGGTCATTCCACTCTTTGAGATCGTCTTTGAAGTACGGCAACTTCATCTCGTCTTTCAACCTATCCCATACTTTGAAATCAAACATGGCTTTGCGAACAACTGCCTTTTGATCTCTGGTAAGTGGGATGTTTTTGAACTTATCAAGACGATCACCCCACTTGAACTCAATGTTAGCAAGCATGTCTGCTACCTTGTCTTCACCGGGAATACCAACTTCAAATGGAACATTAGCATTCCAAATGTTACCATTGGGGTTCTTCAGCGGCTTACCATCCCTGATGCTAATCATGGCAGGGGCAAAGTTCCGATAAAAGGGAATAGCATTTTGGAACATACGATCATACTCATTTGAGTACTCACGCATGTTACCATCAAAGGTATTAGCAACGCCCCTACGGAATCCAGAGATGGGAAGTTGATTATTGACAGCGTTCAAGGCAGCTTTGGTTGCTCCAGCAGAAGTCCAAGTTTCAGGATTGAAAACTTCTGCAATGTTAGCAAGACCTTGGAAGTAACTCTTTTCCGTAAAACTACCAGCAATGGTAATCGCCAAGGCGGTTGTGAGTTTTTCACCAAAATCTTCTGACATCCCATAGGTCCCCATGGCCCTAGCAATGTTAGCCGAAGCAGCAATGATGTTGGACAACGGCTCAACCATGCCATAAGAAACTTGGAATCCAGGAAAGTTCAAGGACCGTGGCTTAATGCCCAGATCTTTCCATCGTTGGTATTCGGAAGGTTCCTTTCTTGGATCAGGCATGTCGCCTGTGATCAGGTTGTTGGCTGCCATGTAGGCAGATGCCGTAACGACCATAACACCGATTGCTTGCCGTCCATTCATTTCTGCCAACAGCAGCTCATCGCCACCTTCTTTTGCTGCTCTGTAATTCTTAGAGAAAGAGCCAACAACAGGAAGGTGCTCAAGCTGGTAGGTAAGGATGTTGGCAGGAGTCCTGATGAAGGGCACCATCCACGTTCCTCCAGGAATAGCAGAGATGGCTCCAGAAAGATAGTTTGCTACTGCTCCTGGATTGCTTTGGAATGTTCCAATCTCTGCGTACTCTTTGAAAGCATTGGACTTAATAGTTCCTGTTTGAGGATCCATCACATTAGCATACTTTGTCATCTTCAGTTCCATGAACTTTTTAGGATCATAGATTCCAGATTCCATTGCTTCTAATGTAGCCTTTTCATCAATACGTTGACGCACAAGGATGGTTTTGAAATAATCATCCATCCCCATCATCAGCTTTTCAGGAAAATCAAAAAAATCTGAAACAGCATAATGCCATTTCAATAATCCCACAGCGATCTCTTCTGGTTTGTTAGCAGCAACCTGCTCCAGAGTATCAAGGGCATTTTTTGTTTCCGAACGGCGAATAAATTGGTTGATGGATTGGTTTGCTGGAACACCAGTTTGAATCGTCCTGTGGGCCACCTTCCACGCTTCCCCAGCACTGCCAAGGATGGCGTGGTAACCAGCCAGGCCAGCTCGCATTTGAGCAGGATCCAGGTTCAAGGCACCACCAACAATGATGCTTGTGGGACGTTCAATGAGACCATACACCACACTACCGTTCCTGAAAATGGTTTTAACACCCGAAAGGATAGAGTTGTAGAAGTTACGAGCAGCAACCTCTCCTAGGTTGGTCAGGGCTGTGCGAGCAAAGCTTAGGGTCTTGGATGGATCACCACCACTCAGCTGAAGGGCTCTGGTCAGACGACGCATAGCCTCCAGGCCTTGGGCATCGCCCCGACGATAGGCATCCTTTGCCTCTTTGACCATCTTCTTCATAGCAAAAATAGTCAGGGCTGTGTCGTTGTCGTCAACTTCAAAGTCCTTAACAATTTGAGCAATTTCTCGTTCGTCAAGATTTTGCAGGGCACGAACCCGGAGGGCACCCAAAGAACCGCCAAAGAATTGTGTGCTTTCTTTGTAAAGTTCTAACAGTCCAAACAGACGATCGGCTACCCTTTCGTAGTAATCAGCACCAGCAATTTGAGCCGTGTCAGCTTGTTCAGCTATTTTGGACAACCGATAAAGGTCATTGGCAAAGCTAGCAATGGTGATCTTAGCAGCACCCAAGGTTTCGGCTGTGACACCTACTGTTCCTGTCTTGCTAAGTGTTACGGTTTCCCCTGACTCACTAAGCAGTTTTTTCATCAGACCACTTTCGTCGGCTGTGAAAACCTGCTCATAGGTCTTCAGGGAATCCATGAAATCCTTATTGATGCGGTAAATGTTTGCCAATACCTCACCATAAGTTTTTCCACTTTGCTTTGCAATCTCCTTAATGTCAATCTGTTGTTCAATCTTCTTGAGGCGCTTACGGACACCATCCGTCATGTTCATCTGTTTCACAGCAGACTCAGTAAGTACCTCTCCGGCATTGCCATGGATGGATACCTTACCAACTCCTGTGAACCCATCTTCAAGGTTGATTTGATTAACACCAATGGTATTGATGTTATCAGCCTTGATTGTCCCTGTATTTTCAAAATACTCCTTTTGAGTATTTGGATCAAGGGCATTATCAATATCCACACGAAGATCAGTTTCTTGTTGCTTCAGATTATCCAGATCAAGTTCAAGCTGTTCAACTTGCTCCGGGTCAGCAGTTGTGGCACGTTGGGCTTCCAGCTTTTGTGTCTTAACTTCCAAGTCATTAAGCTCTTGGGTCTTCACTCCAATCATATCAGACGTTTCTTTGCTAGAAGCTTTTGCTACTTCTTTCAAGTTCTTGTCTGATTCAGTTGCAAGGACCTCAATAGCTTCACGAACCACTTGATCCTTGTCGTAACCCTTAGCCAGTAGGCTCCGGGCAAACCGATAGGACGTTGTTAGCGCAGGCAACACCACATTACCAACAACATTAAGAGGACCGCCTTCTCCTACGCTTTTGACAGCATTGAGGATAGGGTCTCCTTTTTTCTGATCCGTTGCTAGTGCAAACATCCAGGACTTTTGAAGTTCTTCTGGAACCATGCCCTTGATAACTTCTGAAAAGTTACCATCCTTAGCATCCGTTAGGAAGAAGTCAGCAATAGCACCAGGCACCAGGCCTTCCGTAAGGAGACGTTTGCCCTTGGCAGCCACAAACCCAGCACCCTTGAGGCCTGCGGGCATTGGCGTAGTGCCTAGCTTAGCACCAGGAATACCACGCAGGGTACGAGCAAGCAGAAAGAAGGAGAGTAGCTTCTCTCCTGCCTGAGCAACTTCGGTGCGGGGGGCTTTTGTTAGTTCGGTGTAGGACCGCTGGTAAGTTTCATCTGCTGGAGATTTCCCCTTATTGACCGTGTTGTTGAGATAAAATTGATAGCTTTTATCAATCACAGCCTCAACAGGCTTCACAACAGCACCAATACCAGCACGGATTGTTTCAGTTGCGGCAGCACTTACAGGGTTGGAATAGGCTTGTTCTTCAAAAGCCTTCTCCGTCTTTTGCAATTTTTGCTGACTGACAACTCGTTGTTGTTTCCGTTCCTGAGCAATCTGATCGGGCGTCTTTTGATCACCAGTGACATTATCAAAAAAGTCAGCAGCAGGAATCCCAATCTTTTCTTCAAGAAACTTACCAATCGCATCCAACTCACCCGGAGGCTTTGGTTTGGGAGTGAGAGGACTGACAAGAGTTTTGTTGAACTTTTGCTCTTCTACCTGCTTGGCTTTGGTCTTAGCAACTTGTTGTTGCTGCTGTTTGACTTTGGTTTGTTGTACCGTAGCCTGTTGCTGTTGAACTGCTTTCTGTTCTGATTGCTTGTTAAGCTTCTTAAACTTTTCAAGGTCAATAGCCGGGTAACTGTTCATGGTATTTGAGGGTTCTCCGCAGAGAGATGTTGACGGGATTGTTCTGAGAAAGCTGGTCCCGCAGGATAGGCTTCCTTATTTTTTCAGTTCTCGGGCAATGCGACGACGAAGCTTATCAAAGTTTCGATAAGGCGTCATACTACTACTGCCTGTTGGAGCAGGTGCCAAGAAATCAATACTAGCGATGGTTCCGTCCGCAGACCGAACATTTCCAGTACCACCTTGGGTGCCTACTAATTGACCAACCGTGACAGTCTGACCAATCCGTAGGGGTGTTCTGGAAGCCAAGTGGCCATACAAAACATCAACACTTTCTCCCGTGTCTGGATCAATAGATTCAATAACAACAAGATTACCATAACCACCGTCATACCTAATGTCTTTGACTTTGCCAGGAAGAACAGCAGGGAATTGTTTGTTCTCAAAAAAAACATCTAACCCAGGTTGGCCGCTTGGAGATTCAAATTCAATGGAGCTGACTTGTGGTTTGAACCCAGATAGGCTTTGAAGCCCAGTTGGTGTTGGTTGTGTTGGTTGTACCCTGAGACGTTGAAGCTCAACCTGATACTGTTCACGCATCCGGGACGTGGTGCGTGGGTTAGCAATCAGCTCAGCAAGCCTGGGACTGGTAGCTTTGTTTGCTTGATAAACCTTGTTGCCACTTTCAACTGCCTTGGCATCATACGTCCTGCCAAGCTTAATAGCCTGCCTACGAAGAAACTCGGGGACAGACACACCTGCTGCTTTGGCATGGAACATCACGTCAGAAGGAGGTTTGCCACCTGCGCTAAGGCTTTCCATTGCAAGGTCCCAACGCTCTGGATCAATGCTCGTATCTTTGACAGCAGAGGTCACACGAGGCACACGGGATTGAACCAGATTCACCAAGTCACGACCGTTCGTACTTGCAGAAGTACCAGCAGCTGGTCCAACAATAGCTCCTTTGATGTTAGGATTTTGGGAAGCTGGAAGGATCTTGGCATCCTTTCCTTTTCCTGATATATAACCAGGGGCTAATTCTAGAAGAAGATCTTCAAGACGTTTGCTAACCAACGAACCTAAGTTAGGAGAATTTTTATCAATCTTACCACTTGCAATTTCAGCAAGCACACTTTGTTTGGCAATGTTAGCCATGCTTTCCGCAGCAAGTCCACTGGCACTGTCAAAGTATTCAGGAACTTTTCCAAGTTCTGCCCCACCGATTTGCCTAAGGAAGTCTTTGGCCTTACCTTTGATGGCAGCATCAGATGGCAACAACTCTTTGGCTGCGGCTTCATCAGCAAACCTGTTGGATTCACGATTGAAGATTTCAGTCGAAATGAGTCCTTGCTTCTTGATGGCTTCCAATTCAGCCAATGTTGCAGCAGCCTTTCCAAGCTCATCTGCTCGCTGTGGATCGTAATCAGGTCCACTGTCAACAAACTCCTGTTGAAGCCTACGAACATCGGGTGTTTGTGGGATGCCTTTCAGCAGCCTAAGGGCTTCCCGATAGTTTCCTGGATTCCTATTATTGTAGAAACCTTGAACAATACTTTCGGCTTCCTCTTTGTAACCATCCGTAATATCTTGATCTGCTTGATTCCTTGTGGTTACAATCAAATCAGACAGCTCCTTCAGATTGAAGCGTTGACCGTAAGTGCCCAGCTCAGGGCTGCCAGGATTAAGAAGGGTTGCTTTGTAATTCTTGAGAAGCTGTTTAGCCAAGGTAGAATCACTATCATTGACGGTGCTGATGTACGCCACCATCATCTCGTTTGTTTCTGTATTGGCTTTGCCACGGTTTCCCCTATTCAGACCAACCAACTTATCATTCATATCAAACACAACACGACTCAAGGCAGCAGGATCTTTCATAAGAGAGGTTTGTTGCGACAAACTTCCTCTAAGATCTTCCCGCTCATTAGCTTCCCGTGTGGTAATGATCTGTTGCATCTGCATTCCCAGCATCTCGCTGCGAGTACGCATAGCAATAGGGGCTACCTCAGCTGCAACAATCATTGGGTTAACATTACCCAATCCAGCTTTTTTTGTGTACTCGGTAATGCCTACTTCCCAACTGGCTTCAAGTTGAGCACGAGTGCGTGATCTTGCTGGGGCAAATAACACACCATCAGGACCAGGAATGATTGCATCAGTACGCGACAAGAAGTCAGACATGTAAGCTTCAAGACCGCTAGCACCCTTCCTAGCAATACCAATGGCTTGACCATAGGCCCGCCATCCAGTAGCCGCAGGTGCCCCTTGGTACAAATCTTCAGCAAGACTTGGATTGGTTACACCAACCGAAGCAACAACTTCCTGGTTTGCACTGTTGGCTGTTTGAAGTAATGTCTTGTCTATGTTGTAGGTGGTGAGTTGCTGTTGAGATGGAGCTTTGCGTCCATTAACAATATCAGCAATGCCTAGGTTCTTTTCGCTTTCATTACGTTCCTTTGCCCTGTCGGTAAGGAAAGAGGTCAGTGTGTTGCTGAACTGGGAAAAGGCAGTAAGATCCTGTTCTGATTGTTGCAGCATCTGCCGCGACGGATCAAAAGGCGTAACAGCAACCTGCCTAGGCTGAAAGCTTGGGGCTGTTTGGGAACCAGTCAGACCAATCTGCTGGCCTGCGGATTCATAGGAAATGGCCATAGTGATCACTTAATAGGAGCATACCATTTGGGAATTTCAATCTTTGAAACATCAAACTTTGAGGCATCAGGTTTTGGGGTATTAAATCCTTGCGGAGCCTTCATGCTTAACCCGGTTCCAAGTCCAGACACTGCTGCACTACCAATACCAAGAGCCAAAGACCCAGCACTTGGAGCAGCAAGGCGGTTGGCTGCTGCCTGATTGATGTTGCTGGTTGCCGCTGCATTAGCACCCACCTGCTGATCAAAGATGCTTTCCATACCAAACCCATAGTCCTGTTGGGCATAGGCAAGGTTCAAACCAAGGTTAGCAAGGTCCTTACCTTCCGTGCGCTGAGCATCACTCAGGAGGCCCCCTACGCTCTGTCCGGTACGGCCTGAGGCCAGGACTGTGCCTTGGGACTGAAGACGCTGTGACAGGAGCTGATCGGCCTTCTGGGAGGCCTGGTCATATTCACCTTTCAGTTTGAGTTGGGTTTGCTGGTAGGCCTTGTTGGCTGCAAGTTGGTTCTGACTAAGCTGGGCCTCATAAGCCTGTCGTTGTTGCTGATAAGCCTGCTCGGAGGCTGCGGCTGCTGCGCTTTGGGATTGGTAGCTTGCAATGGATTGCATCGCCCCCATCGCAAACGTAGCAATACCCATCGAAATAGCGTCACACATGATTGGTTAGCTTAGCGAATTGGACGTAGGTTCTTTGACTAGGAGCCACCACATAAGACAATCGCTTGAACCCAAGAAGATGAAGAAGCTTCATGTGCATCTTATTTCGTGGGTCAGCAATGTTATGGAGTACCTCATACTCGGTCTGTGAGGCCACCCACTTACGGGCCTCCGAAAGGAATAGTTTGGGGTAGGATCGGACATAGGGTGTGGTAAGCATCCAAATGGCTCCGCAATGGGCATCTGTTCTGGATACCCCCGCTACCCCGCAGATCATCCCCCTGGGATTCCAGAAGGTCACAGGATGGTCTGAGAGGAGGACAGACATTGTTACCGCATGGGACAGGTCAGTATGACCCAGCCCCAGCAGTTCTTGTTTGTCGTCCTCTTGAAGGTTGTCGGCCACCCAGAGTGCATCCAGGTGACCTGCCTTATGAATCAGTTTCTTG